ATCCGTATTAGCTCAGATTGCAATTGATTCTGCGAAAAGATTATTTGATGTTGATGTGTCCGATGAAATTCGGCGCATAAAAAAAGATATGGATGTAAAACACAATAAATATCCGGATTTTTGGAAAATAATTCGGCGCGATTTTAAAGAACAGAATATTAATCATAGTCTTATCTGTCCAATGAATTATTTATATGATCTAAAACTTGATCAATTTAGGTCTTCTCTGTCTACGCTACCAATGTCCAATTTCTTCGTAAAGTATGACCTCGAAAAGAATCGGAAAACATGTAAAAAAATTGAAGAACTCATAGAACTTTACTCTATTGATTTGTCCAGACATCATTACGCATTGACTTATGAAGACGGAAAAGATGATTTCTGGCTGATTCGTTCTGATTTCGACAGCTTAATTACGGACATTTCAAAAATATATGTTTCTTCGACCTATTTGGGATTATTTAGTTGGTTACTTGATAGAGCCTTTTGTATTACTCCGAATCAGCTTAGAAATAAATATACAATAAAGACTTCAATAAAACACAATCGAGCTACGCTGATTAAAACTTTGTACAGCATCAATAGTGCAAATCTGCTAAAGTGCTTATCGAAAAATTGTTAATTTTAACAAAAAAATAGTCATTTTCGCGGATACTTGTGAAATTTACATAGTTTTTCTCCATATTTTATGCGGGTTTTCGGCTTTTTGTTAAGTTGATACATGAGGAGAAAGGGCTGTTGGCCTAAGTACCTCGCCCGCTAAGATTGCAAGTGCGGTATATAAATATGCACACATGTGAAAATTATAGTCCCCTGAAATATGGGGACTGTGCCGAAAGGCATTACTGAGAAAAAGGAGAATTATCATGAGAAAAATCACAGTTACAGAAGGTCTTAATGAGTTAAAGTTATATGATTCTAAAATCGAAAAGGCAATCAACAATCTTAAACTTATTGGTGCAAAGAAAAAATCAGTTGATAAAGTTGGCGTTGTAAACGTCGAGAAGTTTGTTGCTGATGCAAAAGCGGCGCATCAGTCTATTATGGATCTTATTAGAAATAGAAATGCATTAAAGGCGGCCATTGTGAAATCTAACGCCATTACATACTTAGAGATTGGTGATCAGAAAATGACTGTTGCTGAAGCCATCGAGCGCAAGAATTCTATCCAGTATGAGAAGGAACTTTTGCTCGCTATGAAAGCTCAGTATGGATCTGCTACTGTGACAGTAAATAAAGAGAATGCAAAGGTGGACAATAAAGTTGATGAGTTAATTCAGACGCTTGTAGGTCGCGATACCACAAAGAAGCTCGACAAGGACGAACAGGCCGCCGTAGAAGTGCCGTATAGAGCAAAGAACGAGTGGGAGCTTGTGGATCCGCTTAATCTTTTTGACCTCATGACTAAACTTGAAGCTGATATCGACACATTTGAATCTCAGGTAGACGGAAAACTCAGCTTATGCAATGCCACAACATTCATTGAGCTGGATTTCTAAAAAAATAGTTAGACAATAACCAGAACGGAATATATATGCAACTATCACGAAAATCTTATACTTACGCCCCGCTTTGCTGGCACGGGTAATTGCCAGCATCCTATTAAATAATAGAACAAATTCTTATGTCGAAATCATCCTGAAAATGATTTTAGATATTGTATATAAGAATACAAAATTATATTCTTTCGTCGCAGATGAACACTTAGGTGGCGATAACATTTATGAAAGTTCAGCGTTCAGAATTCAATTTTTCAATGTTCAATTATTAAAATTCTTTTCTTCTAAAGATTAAGTCTAAAGTCACAAAGATCGATTAAATCCAAGAGAAAGTTTATATACGTGTAGCGTAATTGGCGGAAAGGTTTGTACTTGGCTGTGGTAGTTGCAATCATGCTGGATGCATGGTAATCACAATGGGGTGATTTGGAGTTCGAATCTCCTATCCCGCCTTGCGGGTAACCGCACTTCTGTACCTATGTATTTTGTTATAGGTTTCATTTTTCATAATTTCTTCCCCTCTCTCTTGATGGCGGTGTGCTACTAATCGGTGGTATACCGCCATTTTCTGGTCGAGAGAAAATAAAACTAATATGCGGAGTAGAGCAGTCTGGAAGCTCGTCAGCCTCATAAGCTGAAGGTCGCTGGTTCAAATCCAGCCTCTCGCAATAATACTCCATGTTTACACAGAGAATATAAAAATAGGTCGGTATATTTTACCGGTAAAGAGAATGTAGAATGTCGTTATGATCCTCTATCTCTGCCTCATCGTTGGTGAAACTCATGTATAGGGTATATTCCTATCACATCAGCGATTTATACAATATTTATTTTCGTTGTTTTACGAGAGGTGATTACCTCGCACTTGCATATGTGTTCCTTTTGAGATGATTGTTGCCGCAATCGTCTCTCGTAAGGTAACGAGAGTTATCGGCAAATAACTATAAATATTGTATTGGAGTTCACTGCCTTAGTGTGAGAAAGGATACATTTTATGCAGGAATTAGAAATTTTTAAAAACGAAGAATTTGGTGAAGTAAGAACAGTTATGATTGATGACAAACCGTATTTTGTTGCAAATGATATAGCATCGGCATTGGGGTATAAGCGTCCTGCGGATGCGGTATCTGCGCATTGCAAGGGGTCGGTGAAATACCGATACCTTACAAATGGTGGACAACAGGAAGTAAAAATCATTCCGGAAGGAGACGTATATCGTCTTATTATAAAATCCAAACTTCCAAATGCACAAAAATTCGAGTCGTGGGTTATGGATGAGGTTCTTCCAACAATTCGAAAACACGGTGCTTATATGACAGAACAGACTATCGAAAAGGCTTTGACTTCTCCTGACTTTTTAATTCAATTAGCGACGCAATTAAAGCAAGAACAAGAAGCCAGAAAATTAGCAGAACAGACCATTGAGAAGCAAAAGCCTTTAGTGGAATTTGCAAATAAAGTATCGGATTCTTACAACGTAATTGATATGGGAAGAATGGCAAAATTACTAAAAGATGAACATATCAATATTGGAAGAAATCGCTTATTTCAATGGCTAAGACAAAAAGAAATTCTTATGACTAATAATATCCCATATCAACGATATATTGACGCAGGATACTTCCAAGTCAAGGAATCTACATACGAAACTCCATTCGGAACAAAAACACAACAAACCACTTATGTTACCGGCAAGGGACAGTTGTACATTACCGAGAAGTTAAGAACTGAGTCTGCTAAAGAAATCGCTTAAGTGAGTAGATTGGTCGGCAGTCTGCTGTTAAATGGAATTATGCGTACCACGCATTCAACCAAATAATAAAGATAGTACCCTGATGATCTACGTGGCTCAGGGCGTAATTTAGAGGTCAGAAATGACCTCTTTTATATTGACCCATAGCTCAGTTGGTAGAGCAATCGGCTGTTAACCGATCTGTCGCAGGTCCGAGTCCTGCTGGGCCAGCTACTCTCCCATTATGGGAAAATAATAAAGAAAGAGATGTGAATTATCATAATTAAGATTAATAAAAATGAAGTTGAATTTCTGGTAAAGAATGGTGTGAAGTATGGTGAATATGGTGTAAGCCATACAGAAAGCTGCCATAAGAGAAAAACTTATTATTTAACAGAGAGTTCAAAAAACATGGAACTTCATAATAAATATCTGAAACTAATCGCGAAATAGCGAAATTTGAATTGAAAGGCGGTAATCGCTATTAACAGATTTTACGACACGAATGCCGTTTTGAATCTACAAGAAAAAATTTTAGAGTCAGATTTTTATCTCAGCTCTATGACTCTACAAGAGTTAGAATCAATAAAAACATCCGGCAAAAAAGATGAGGAAATTAAATATAAGGCACGTAAGGCCTTGCATATCTTGGATGAAAATCCCAACAGATATCACGTTGTAATTGTTGATAAAAATATCTTAGATATCATTGAAAAGCATGGTCTTGAAAACACCCCTGACAATCAGATTTGCGCATGTGCCACAACGGTTCCTGATGTGGTATTTATAACAAATGACTTAGCATGTAAAACTATTGGAAAATGGATCTTTGGTCTCGAAACCGAAAGTATTTTTGATGATAAATCTGAGGATGATTATACTGGATATAAAGAAGTAATTTTGTCTGAAGATGAAATGGCTTATTTTTATGAACATATTCAAGAAAATATTTATGGACTTTTGGACAATGAATATATTGTCATTAGAGATCAAGATAAGAAAATTGTTGATACTCTTGTGTGGAGAAATGGAGAATACCAAAATTTAAAATTCCCCACAATTAAGACAGAATTTTTCGGCAGTGTAAAACCATTATATGGTGATATTTATCAGCAAATGGCACTAAATAGTTTTTCAAATAATCAGATTACTATGATTAAAGGTGCAGCCGGTACAGGAAAATCATATCTTGCAGTTGGATATATGATGTGGCTACTTGAAAAGCATAAAATTGACAAAATTATTATTTTTGCAAACCCAACTCCAACGATGAATTCTGCAAAGATAGGATTCCTCCCTGGTACGCAGCTTGATAAGCTTGTTGATTCAAGTATTGGCAATATGCTTGTTGGAAAGCTTGGAGATAAATATGTTATTGAACAGCTTGTGGCAAGAAATCAGCTTTCTATTTTACCAATGTGCGATATAAGAGGATTTGATACAAACGGTATGAATTGTGCAGTGTATATTACAGAAGCTCAGAATCTGGATATCTCACTAATGAAACTTGCGTTACAGAGAATCGGTGAAGACTCTATCTGTATTATAGACGGTGATTATAATGCACAGGTTGATCTTATTCAATATTCTGGAAATAACAATGGCATGAAGAGAATGTCAAAAGTATTTAGAGGCTATGACTTTTACGGAGAGGTCGAGTTGAAAAATATTTACAGAAGTAAAATTGCCAGAGTTGCTGAAAAAATGTAGGAAGAGGTGTTTACCATAGAAGGATTACAAATTGCTTTACCAGATAATTTAGAAGATATTAAATTACCAGCACCAGAATTAGTAAATTATTGGCGACTTGCAGAAAATCGCATTTTTTATATTGATTTCGAAATTGATGAAAGTGTCCTTGAAATTCAAAGGTCAATTATTGCAATTAATATTATGGACCGAGATGTAAAAATCGAGGATAGAATTCCAATTAAAATTTATTTAGACACGCCAGGTGGTCTGTTATCGGAAACAATGTCTCTTGCTACGACAATTATTATGTCAAAAACTCCTGTAATTACAGTGAACATTGCAGAAGCCTATTCAGGCGGATGTTTACTCTTACTTGCTGGACATAAAAGATATGCCTTTCCGTATTCTAAGGCGATGCTTCATACCGGAAGTGGAGGCACGGTCGGCACATATGAACAGACCGAACAGGCACAAAAGAATTATAAGAAACAGATTGAGGAAATGGGATCTTATATTCTTGATCGTACTGGTATGGATGAAAAATTATATAAAAGAAATAAAGCAAAAGACTGGTATCTTGATGCTAATGAGCAACTATCTACTGGTGTTGTTCATCATATTGTTACCAGTTTGTACGAAATCATTTAAGAAGAGCGACGCTCTTCTATTTTTGTTGGATGAAAAGGAGTAAATAAGATGAGTAAAAGCAAACTTAACTTTACAAGAACGACCACAGATAAATTAACAGTAAAAGCCGGTGTGTTATCTGAAGATTGCAGTGAAATTGCTTATACGGACGAAAACGATTGCGAACAGGTTGTACGTGTGGTCGATCTTCTTGCTGCGTTCAAAAATCAGGTAATTGATTTCTCTGTTGCTCTCAAGACAGATGAGGATCTTGAGCTTCTCGGAACAGAATCTGAATACGACTCTGAAATTGATGACTCTGATGAGATGTAGAGAGTTGGTGAATGATTGAACGTAAAAAGACAACCAACTGAAACAGAATCCGCATATATCTGGCGGCTCGGTCATGCAAAAGATAATGGGATTCTTGATCTGACATGGACCGAAATTGCTAACCTTATTAACAAAGAGTTCAGGGAAGATGTATCTGAATATAGATCAGAAAGCGCATATCGCAAAAAGTATGCAATCGCAAAAGAATTTGCCGAAGGAAATGTGTTTAAAAATTCCAGTTCGGAAGCGGATTGTTTAAAAGCTCAGAAGGATGAGATCTATAAGGAAAAACGTAAGTTATACGATCAGCGCCGGGAGTATAATAAACTACTTATTTCTGAAGCCAGGGCAGAACATTTAAATGATGAACTTCTGGCTGTAGCACAAAAGCTAAACAAGGAACTACCGCTCTTCCATGGACAACGCTACAATGTGATTCCAAGAGATCTTGATAGAGAAGGGGTCCTATGTCTTGCAGACATTCACTATGGTATGGTAACAGACAATATCTGGAACAAATACAATACGGAAATTTGCAAACAGCGTCTCAAAGAGCTTGTGGAAAAAGTAGCGGAATATCTTCAGAGAAACGATATCTCTACTTTACATATTATTCTTCTTGGAGATGCAGCTCATGGCGCATGTCATGTGACTTGTCGTGTCAAATCTGAGGAAGATGTTTGCGATCAGATTATGCATGTATCTGAACTGTATGCAGAAGTGATTAATGAATTATCAAAATATGTGAACAAAGTTATCGTATATTCGTGCTATGGAAACCATCTCAGAACTGTTCAGAACAAACAGGATTCCGTAGACTCTGATAACATCGAGAAAGTTATTCCATGGTGGCTCAAACAGCGATTAAGAGACAATAACCGTGTTGAGATCATCGAGTCTGAATATAAAGAATTTACAAAATTAAATGTGTGCGGATACAATATTTGCTGTGTTCATGGAAATCTTGATTCCTTTAAAAATCTTGGAACAACAGTAAACAATATTTTCACAAAACGGTTCGGGGAAACCATCGACTATACTATTTCTGCCGACAAACATCATCTTGAAGAGTTTGAGCAGTTCGGCATTGAGAGTATTTTAGTTCGCAGCCTGTGCGGAACCGATGACCATGCAAACGATCATCGACTATATTCTAATGCTGGTCAGACTTTTATTGTGTTTAATCATGAAGATGGTCGTGAATCAACGTATAACATTGTATTCAAATAGAGGTGTATGAATTATATGCCGGAACCAACAATAATGGATATGGAACTTTGTGCGGACTTTATTGCGAATCGCACAGGAATAGATAAAGAAACAGTAAAACAGGTTCTTAAGGCCGAGACAGATTATTGGATGGAGTTGGATCCGTCTTATTAAGATGATGGCTGCCAGTCACAAGAAATGCAGGATTTTCATGAGAGTTTGATCCTGACTTCAAGATGAACGATTATAGACTACTTACAAGGCAATCTCCGCCAATGCGAACGAACGTATTCGAATCTTCCAAAACGAAAACGCCAGTACGCCCTGACATGCACTACGAATGGGTATATGCACTCAAACATAGCACCACCGTCCTTCCTTTAGACTTATCTAACATCTTTGGGAAAGCTGGCAGCCGAGAATGTGGGAGAACCCCACGAAAATTATTATAACAGAATAATACAAATATAACAAGCATGAGGGATATGACCGATACGGCATATACCCTCTTTTATTATTTTTATGATTAAAAGGAGTATTTAAAATATGTTAAAAGATGAATTATTAAAGAATGTTGCAGAATTAACCACTGATATTCTTGTAGAACAGGCAGAAACCGATGAGGCGAAGGTTAAGGTAAAGGTGTCCAGAAAGTTTGTAGCAGCCGTTTTAGAAGCTTTCGAGGGTGTTATTGTAGATTCTATCAGTGCTGATATTACAGATACTATTACCTTTGGCAAGCTCGGTAAATTTATTGGCAAGGAAGTTCCAGAGAAGCATGGAGTTACTGCGCTTAATGGTAAGGAATGGGCAAAACCGGCACATAGGGAAATTGGTTTCCGTGTAGGCAGTGCCGTTAAAGATCTGTAATGTTGGGCGGTGATTTTGTGAATAAGAAGAAAAATATTTACGAAGATCTCGACATTATTGAGCTTGAAAATATGGACGATATGGCAGACATTTTCTTTGAATCTTGGTATGATGCGCCAAAAAGAAAATCTATTGCTCTGGTGGCCGACAAAGAGCTTGTGACGTATGTAATGGATGTCATGATGGATTCTGACGAAACTGCTGTTAAGTTTATTGATTTAACTGCAGAGCCGGAAGATTGTGAGGAATATGAAGAGTGGATGATTCTGATCGATCAGGACGGTAATCTCACTGTCAAAGAGGTTGAATGGTATGGAGATGTAACTCAGGCTGATGTTATTTATATTTCCATGGAAGGTATGGTAAGTCAGCTTTGTATCAACTGTTGCCTTAACTCTGATAAGGAAGTTCATCTTTTTGGATACGAAGACGACGAGGATCTTCCGGAAGCCGATTGGTGTTTTCATGAATGCTGCAAGGACTGTGATCGCAAGGAAGATTGTAAGGATACTGATGACTGTGGCGACAATGACATGCATGGTTTTACGGCATCCAAATCTACCAGTAATGGCACTGTAACCTATTCTTTCTACTCTTCTGAGAAATTATCTCATGACGACATTGGAAAAATGTTAAAGAATTTTGGATTTTAATTTTTTCACGCACATACAGAAATGTGTGTGCGTGTTCAATATCGCGCTCGTAGTGTAGCTGGTTCAGCACCTGGATCTCCAAAATCTATAACCTCAGTTCGAATCGGGGCGAGCGTGTTTTGTACGGGAAGGAAGTGAATAAATGGCAGAAAAGAGCAAAAGAATTTTAATGCATGATGAAGAAAAATTAAAACATATTAATCCGGAAACATTAAGGTTATTTCAGAAATACCAGGTTGATATGTCATTAAGAGATTTATCTAAAAATACAGTAGAGCAATATAATTCAGATTTACAACAGTGGTTTATATATATGTATGATAAGCAATTCAATCTGTCTGTACTCGAAGCAACAGAAGATGATATTACTGAATATTATTACTGGAGAAAACAACAGGGAAACAATGTAAATAGACAGAAAAGAGTTATGGCGTCGGTTTCTGCCTTTTATAAATTTCTTAGAAAAAAAAGATTAATTCAAGAATCTCCTGTTGAATTTATTGATCGTCCAAAAGCTGGACAACCAATTACGGTACAAACATATTTAACAAAAGAACAAGTTCAATTAATGAGAGAAAAATTGGAAGAATACGGAGACATTCAGCTACAAGCATACGCTTTTATATCGCTTACTACCATGGCCCGTGTTCATGCTATTGCCAATTTACGTTGGGAACAAGTAGATCTCGAAGAAAGAATTTGTTCTAATGTACTTGAAAAAGAAGGAAAAATTGTCGAATTAAGTTTCAGTGAGGAAGCCAGAGATTATCTTAAGAAACTTATCGAATACAGAAAAGAAAAAGGAATTGACGATCATGGATGGTTGTTTGTGTCGGCATTCGTTACCGATGATAAGCCGATTAAAGATAGCACATTAAATGAATGGTGTAAGAAAATCGGGAAAATGATTGGCGCTCCAACATTGCATCCGCATGATTTTAGACATAGTTATGCGACATTATTGAAGAACGAAAATGTACCGTTAGAGGATATCTCAACCATGCTGAATCATTCCGGAACCGACGTTACACGCAAGTTCTATATTAAAATCGACACTTCAAAGGTAAGAAAAATCAAAGACAGTATTGTTATTTGATATCTAGCCCAAAAAAAGAGCATTACTGCTCTTCTATTTATATCTAACCAATTCTGGTATTATATTCCCACCAAGCTCACCAAACTGTCAACCTTTTACGCATTTTACAACTTCTAAAAGAAGTGTTAATGCTTTCAGACTAAGAATAAAAAGTGTTAATTTATTCATGCTGCGTCCTCCTCCCATCTATAAAGACGTAGGATGACATATATAAGCTGACATCTACCTTACGGCGGCCATGTTGGGTATTGCTTGGCTTACCACGAGATGCTTGGGACATCTCTATGATCCCTTTTGGGGATCTCGACCTCTAACAGGGATTATAATACCACGATTGGTAACTTTTGTCAAACCGTGCTTCGCTACGTTAATGCGAACCTTTACTTAGGACTGGCTGCTGGGCGGCCTGACAGCCGGAAAGACGGCGAATCTGCAGAGATACCCAAGTGGTAAAGGGAGCTGTTTGCTAAACAGCCAGGGAGATCACGCTGCACAGATTCGAATCCTGTTCTCTGCGCTTCTTGCGGAGCGACCGCACAATTTGTGATCACAATAATAAAGGAGGAAATTCACATGTTAAACGTAAAAGATATTGAAAAATATACTGCTAAAATTAACGCTGCTATTGATGACTCTGGTGCAGATTCTGATGAGACAATCGATCTTATTGCAGAATATACTGGACCTGAGACTGGTCTTTGGTGGAATGCTGGCGACAGAAAGCTTTGCATTGCAAAGGGTTGGTGCGAGGACGAGGATGGAAACATCGTTGATCCGGTAGAATGTACTGGTCCGGCAACAGGTCTTGAATACCGTGACGGTAAGGTAAGACGCGTTAGACAGTAGGAAATAATGATTTTATCAGGAGAGTGGTTTTGCGCTACTCTCCTATTTTATTGGAGAGATATCGAAGTGGTCATAACGAGGCGGTCTTGAAAACCGTTTGTCCGCAAGGGCGCGTGGGTTCGAATCCCACTCTCTCCGCTATTATTATGGATTGCTCTGATAAAGAGAATAATTATATGGTCATAGCAATATTGCTGAATTCTGTTAAAGGAATATGACTAATTTAAAGAGGGAAATAATAGAGAGTTGCAAACTCTATGAATGGTTGTACTCCATATCCGACCGCTTCCCTCTTCTATTATTTTAGATATGGAGGGAATGGAGAACTGATAGATGATTGGAATTTACAAAATTCAAAATATTGTTAATAATAAAATTTATATTGGGCAAAGTATTGATATTATCACTCGATGGTACAATCATAAAAACGAACTTAATGGCAATAGACATTGCAATTCTCATCTTCAAGGTGCATGGAACAAATATGGGGAATCTAATTTTACATTTGAAGTAATTGAAGAATGTACGGTTGAAGAAATTGATAATCGTGAAACATATTGGATAGATCTTTATAAAAGTATAGATCCAAATTTTGGTTATAATTTAACAGCAGGAGGACAAGGAATACATGGATATGCTTGGAGCAATGAGAAGAAATTATTTTTATCAAAGTTGCGAAACCCAAGACCTGTTTTACAGTTGAATTTATCCGGTGAACTTGTAGAGAGATGGAGAAGCGCTTCTTATGCTGCCAGAGAATTAAATATACCAATAAGCGGTATTATGAATTGCCTCAAACCAGATGGAGATCAATATCAATGTCATGGATACATATGGATATATGAAAACACATACCATGATGAATCTTTTGATATCGAGACTTATATAGAAAAGCATATTACACCAAGACCTAAAATTGTAGAATATGATTTATATGGAAATGTAGTAAAAATTTGGAATAATGCTGCTGATATTATGTATGAATTTGGTGAAAAGTCTGTCATCTATAAGAGCTTAACTTGTGTTTTAAACCATACAAGAAGATCAATTAAAGGTAAAATATTTTTGTACGAGAATGACAATTTTAAATTAACAGAGGACTACTTGCGAAACATACGAATTAAAACAGCTACATACAAAGTAAATCAATTTGATAAATTTAGAAATCTTGTGAAAACTTGGAGTCAAGAAGAGTTAAAAAATAGCAACTATAAATTTTCTTCTATAAGACATTTTTGTACGCAAGCATATGTTGGAAATTTCATAAATAAGCCTTTGTATAATTATATATGGGAATACGAATAAATAGAAGTCTTATTAATCAAGACTTCTATTTATTTTTGATTAAAAGGAGGTGACTGCCGTTGGCAGCCGAAACAAAAGAGCCTGTCAAAATGACAGCATCTCAATTAAAAATAAAAGTCACTAATTTAGAAGATAAATTAGAAAAACTCAAAAATGGAGCTTGGTGTTATTTATGTGATAAACATAAGGCGCGAGATAATTTTTATATGACAACAGATCCGATGAGCAAAAGTGGACTAACTCCAATTTGCAAAGATTGTGCTCGTAAAATTGCTTTAAAAATTGATAAAAAGGGCATTGAACACGAACCTGATAAAGACTCGGTGCGTTTAGCATTGAGGTATTTAAATAAGCCATTTCTTGAAAGTGTTTGGGATTCCAGTATTGAAGAAGTTCAAAATTTAGCATCAGGAAAGATGAAATCAAATGTCTGGAACGCATATATTCGACAGATTTCTATGGGACAATATAATGGGAAAACTTATTTTGATAGTGATGGGCTTATTCCCAATGCACCGGAAGAAAATTCCAAATTAGAAACTGCTCGTAAAGAAATTGTCTTACATGATGATTTTAAAAAAAATAAAGCAGACGTTATTAAGTTACTCAATTACGATCCTTTTGAAAAAGAAGATGTATCTGATCAGCCATTTCTTTATTCTCAACTATTAGGTCTTCTTGACGCAAGCGAGGACGCAAACGAAGATATGATGAGAACAGCTTCTGCGATTTCCGTCGTCAGAGGTTTTTTGCAACAATCAAAGCTGGATGATGCAATTGCAAAACTTATGTCTGACGTTTCTAACATTGAAAGAAATTCAGCAACAATAAAATCTCTCCAAGACAGTAAAAATAAAATTTCTTCAGTAATCACATCTCTGGCTCAAGATAGTTGTATATCTCTTAGATATAATAAGAATGCCAAAAAAGGCGAAAATACTTGGACAGGAAAGATCAAGAGAATTAAAGGTCTTAATCTACGCGAAAGCGAAGTCAATGGATTTGATATCGATACGTGTAGGGGTATGCGCCAAGTACAAGAAATTAGCGACGCATCTATTATGAAGCAACTGGCATTAGACGAATCAGAATGGTCTGATATGGTTGCAGAAATGCGAAAAGCAAATACTATTCTCCGAAGAGAAAAAGATGCATATCAGGAAATTAACAGAATACTCCTTCGAGAAAATTTGGATTTAAGGGATACATTAAAGGAAGAAGACTTACTTGATGAATCTCAGCTAAAAAATCTTAAAGACTTGTATTCTGTATTTGGTGATACGGATGATTCTTCCAAAAAGGAGGAATCTGATGACAAACAGTAAACAGATAATTTTAAACTACTATTCTCAGGAGTTATTAAATTACGATAAAGATGTTTATGATCAATATGGCATTTATGTAAAACCTCATGGCTATTCAATTTCTTCAAGGAAAATCGAATCTTATATCCAAATTGCTAATATCCAAAAGTATTTACAATGTAATCCGGTACGAGCAATAGATTTATTCTTTAATATAGAACTTCTCGATGGACAATCATTATTAGTAGAACGTAGTTGGATTTGTCCAAATGTTCTTGCAGTATGTACTCGTGGTTATGGTAAGAGTACCGTAATTGATCTTGAGATTATGGCAAAAGATATGTGCTTTTGCAACGTATGGACATATATTGCAAGTGGAACCGGCGGACAGGCAGAACAGACTTTCACTACTCTTGAACGTCTTGCAAACGATAGTATAGACACCTTTTACGGATCAACAGGATCTATTTTTAAAAATGAAATCGAGATAAAAAATGCCGCCGGTGATGGATTTTCTCATTCATCTAATGGTTTTTCTTATTCTTGTTATAACGGTGCAATGACGAAGACTTTAAACAGTAATATAGATGCAAAAAGAGGTAGCCGTGGTTCCGTTTTATTTGATGAGAGTGGTTTTTTATCTGATGAAATGATGAACGTATATGGAGCATTCGCAGCGGTAAATAGGAGCTTAAAAACAGGTAAGGATGCAAACGGTAATTCTATTGACCCTATTCGACAAAGGTGCATTCCGCGTGATCTTTCTTATCAAAAATTCTACATAAGCTCTGCGTCGTCAACCGATACACAGTTTTGGCGCTTATATAGGGATTTTGCAAAACGACAGATTATGGGGGATCCTGATTATTGCGTTTTGCACATAGATTGTGAACAAGCTTTTAAACCTACATTAAAAGGTGAATTAGTAACTCCTCTTCTGTCTCGTAGTACAGTGGAAACTGAAATGCGTACAAATCCCGAAAAAGCAAGACGCGAATATTATTGCCAGTTTAGTACAGATGCCGGTAATGATGCAATTATAAAACGTGGAGTTATTACCAGAAACGAGGAAGTACGAAAACCTCTTTTATATAACGACACTGGTGACAAAAAATTTGTCATTGCATACGATCCAGCCCGAAGTAGAGATAATTCAGTAATTCTTGTTGGAGAAATTTATGATTTTGAACAAATTGATGGCAGTTTTGATACACGGATGAGGCTGATCAACTGTATAAACCTGATAGATGTTGGGAAAAAAATAAAATCGCCAATGCAGACCCCTGATCAAATAGAATATTTAAAAAAAGTTATCCTTGATTATAATGCTGGTGCTGATGCTTATGGCAACATCGTTGGTATATATATAGACGCAGGATCTGGTGGTGGTGGCGTTAATATAGCTGATTATCTTATGCCAGATTGGACTGACGCGGCAGGTATTGTTCATAGGGGATTGATTGATAAAGAGTATTCGGAAGAATATGTAAAAAAGTTTCCAAATGCTGTTGACAAAGTTCATTTAATGTCTCCATCTGCTTATAAATCAGAGATGTATGAAGCTATGATTGAGTTAATGAATCAGGACAAAATCAGCTTTACTGCTTCATATGATAACAAAGATTATTTAACAGTGTTCGATGTTGATGAAGACCTTTTAAAAAAAGAGCGAGATCGCATTTCCAAAGAACTAAAAAATGAAAATCTTAACGAGAAAGAATTTGAAAAAAAACTTTCTGAAAAAATGGATGACATTCAATCTGTTAAGACAAAAATGATAAAACTTGATTGGCAAGACAAGATTGCTTTAGCAAATATGGATGCATTAAAGGAAGAACTTGTAAATATGGTGAGGAAAAAGAGAGATTCTGGAAAAGACTCTTTTGAACTCACGCCAGAGAAGGCAAACAAACTCCACGACGACCGTGCTTACACAGCTTGTATGGCCTCTTATGCACTAATGTGCGAACGTAGAAAAAATATTACTCAGCGTAAACGTCCGCAATCTGATGCGTCTGATTTTGTCAACTCTCTCACTATCCGCAAAGCTCGTTATAACTAAGGAGGTGCATTAATGCCCAGAACAAAAAAGACAACGGTAGGTGCTAATGCACCTACTACTACAAAAAATACTTCTCCATCTATCACCGCAAAGAAACAGCCAACAGCGAATCAAATACGTGAGTGGTACGAGAAAAATAAAACAAAATTAGAACGCTATGAAGACGCCACAAGCGCAATTACAAGTCTTCGTGACATTCAAAAATCCACGAGATATACTACCATCAATAACTATTCAAAAGAAGACGTAAAAAGTTATATCCAAAGTATTTCTTCTAATGAAAAGAATTTACGTAGCTTATCTCGTTATCTATATTATAGATCAGAAATCTATTATCGTCTTTGTAAATATTATGCAAATCAGATTGATCTTTCCATTCGGAATGTAATCCCCAAATTTGATATTACGGAAGATAACGATGTTGATTCGACATTAAAAAATTATCAGGAAACACTCGATGTTCTTGAGACTTTGAGTCTTAATTATGAATTCAGAAAAGCCGCATCCATTTCATTGCGCGAAGATGTATTTTATGGTTGCTGTTATTATACGGAAGGCGAAGGGATGTTTATCCTCCCACTGGATCCTGATTATATGAAAATCGCCGGATGGTATGCAAAAGGCGATTACGCCCCAGCTATGGACATGTCTTATTTCAGAAGTAGACAGGAACTTTTGGAATATTGGGGCGAGCCATTTCAAAGCATGTATAACACAAGCCAAAGTACCGGTGAAAAATATCAAGTATTCCCAGAAGAGTATGGTGTATGTATTAAATTCAGATCTGAGGATTGGGAAACAGTTGTTCCGGTTCTTACACCAATTTTTCTATCTGTTATCGATCTTTTAGACATGGCAGATTATCAGGCTGTACAAGAGGCTGCATCTATTTACAAAATGATTTGGCTTGAAATGAAAACCCTTGGAAACGATGTGGACGACTGGGCCGTAAACCCAGAAATTATGATTAAGTATTTTAATCGTATGCTGGACGATGCTCTCCCCCCATACATTTCAGCAGCAATTGTTCCTGGCCAACTGCATGAAATTAGTTTCCCAGACGATTCCAGTTCCGATGTTACAAAGATTGAAAAGGCAACCAAGGAAATTTTAAACACCGCCGGTGGAGCACAGATTCTTAACCTCAATTCAGCTTCCAACTCTACGGCATTCAAATACGGTGTTCTTGCAGACTCTACATTCTCCATTTCAACATTAATTCCACAGATTCAGGCAATTGTAAATAGATTACTATCCAGTTGGATTAGTGATTCATGCATGGTTAAATTTTTTGACGTGTCGATTTATCAGAAAGACGATTTTAGAAAGGCTATTTTGGAATCTTGTCAAAATGGACTTCCAAACAAAATTTTATATAACACACTAAATGGAGTTTCCGAAAAGGAAACATTGGCAATGAACTTCCTCGAAGAAGATTGTTTACAGCTCAGTTCCAGGTTTAAAGCTTTATCTACCTCTTATACCCAATCTGGAAATAATGATAATGGAAAACCTGAGAAGGACCAGTCTGAATTATCTGACGAAGGGTTAAAAACCAGGGATCAGGATAAAAACAATAAATAGCAGGAGGTACGTATGAATTATAACTTCCTAAAAACTTCAGATCAGGAGACTATCACCACTCTCTTATCTCAAGGATATAAATTACTTCAAAAAGATGGAGACGTAGCAACATTTCTAAATGACCATACGCTCCGTTTTGATGATAAAAATTATAAGGTACAGTATTCCAATATACTGACATTTTAGTCGTCATCCTGGGCGGCTTTTATTATGAAAAGAAAGGAGGAAACGACAAAAAATGAATCGAAAAATAATGACGATTGATGAATTATATTCATCCTGTTTAAAAGAAAATTTTGTTAAATTCGACAGTAATGATTCTGGAAAAGAATTATTGGTTCAAATGCTGGGCAGTTTTTCAAAATCAGATGATGATCAAGATAAACTCACAGAAGGTATGACACCCTTTATAAGCAAAGCATTTCATGATCATGTAAATCTGAATAAGTCTCAAATTAAAACAAAAGCATTTAAGGATAACGTTCCATCATCTCATCTTCGTCCAATTTTAGCAAATATAAAAAAAGATGAAGAAACAGGAGAACTTGATTTTGGTTCTCATGATTTTCATATTGAAAAAATCACTGAAACAGATGAAAACGGCAACATAATCGAGAAAGATAAAGTAGTTTATGATGAGCGTCCTATTGGGGTTATTGATGGTTCAAAGACTACAATTGAATATGATAAGGATGCAAAAGTAAACCGCGCAATATTACATGGTTTTTTATACAACGAATATTGTCAGGATGCTATTGATATTTTAAATAGACGTGGCACGGTAGATTGTTCTGTGGAGCTTGCTATTCGATCAATGAGTTTTGACACATCTTCAAAAACACTTGTATTAGACGATTTTTATGTATCAGGACTGACACTTCTTTCGGCTAATACAAAACCAGGCATGGCCGGTTCAAACTTTAAAATTGAAGATTTTAGTGTTGATGAAGGTTGTGCGAAATTTGATAAAGATGAAAAAATCATTGAATTACTGGAAAACATGAATAAACTACTTGCTAATTTCAGTGATGATAAAAACAATCAGAAAGGAGGAACTACAGGAAAAATGTTTGAAGAACTTTTAAAGAAATACAACAAAACAGTTGAAGATATTACTTTCGAATATGAAAACTTATCTGATGAAGAATTAGAAGCAAAATTTGCGGAAATGTTTGAAAACGACAATACCGGAACTGGCAATGGTAATGAACCATCTGGCGAAGGTAATAACGGCGACAATTCCGATCCAGAAGGAAATTCTAACGGTGAAGGACAGACATTTGAAAAAATGACTCGTACATATGAGATTTCCCATGAAGATACAAAGTATGCACTTTATCAACTTTTATCCAGTTACGAAGAATCCGATGGAGACTGGTATTTTATCAACTCTGTTTTTGACGATTACTTTACCTATGAAAATTGGAACGGAGATAAAATCTTCGGTCAGAAATACACTAAAGACGGCGATAATGTAGCTTTTGATGGTGAAAGATATAATCTTCATAGAGAGCTTTTAACTGATTCAGAATTCGCAGAATTACAGTCTATGCGTTCTAATTATGCAGCCCTTAAGGAATTCAAAGAAACTGCCAAAAAGAATGAACTTCACAATCAACGCGAAGCAATTCTCGCAGACGAAAAGTATTCCGTATTAGCTGAGAATGAAGCATTTTCAGAACTAAAAAATAATATGGATAATTACTCTCTTACTGATCTTGAAAAAGAGGCAAAAGTTATTTTTGCTGATTATGTGGCATCTGTTGGAGAATTTTCCGCAAAAGAAAATAAACCAAGCGGTATTAAGATGTTTGGAAACATGAATGGCAAATCAAAACCCAAAAAGAGATATGGTTCTCTTTTTGATAATTAAAAAAATATTTTATTAATCACGGAACGCATTAAGCGTTCTTTTTTTGTTTTAAAAAGGAGGAAAAACACATGGCTATTAAATACAGCGTAGACAAGCATACGGTGTGCAAACTGGGTGGTTTACTTGCTCAGAAGTATGGCGAATACAACGTGTCTTTAAAAATTACAAAGGACACAGATAACGGAAGAATTGTAAAGGTTGGAAAGATGGATTCTCTTGATCTTTACGCAACAGAGGCAGCTACTACTATTGGTGCTTACATTTTTGATCAGGCGGCTGATGGCACATGGCTTGTAGTTGTTACATCTGTACCGGATGATCTTACAGCCCTTATCTATCAGAAACCATTAATTAACGAAGAGTCTCCGAGAAAATTAACATCTATTGCTAATTTCTACAACGATCCAGAAGATGGTGCAGTTCGTGGATATATCTTACATGCATTAGATCGTTTTTATCTCTCCGATGATGGCTTTAGCGGAACACCTAAAAAGGGTGCAACTATCGAAGCTATTGAAAACGGAAAGCTTAAAATCACAGCGTAATTGAAAGGAGTGAATGGTACAATGATTAGATTTTCTAC